AGAGGAATCAATCAAGAACAAGCTGAAGGAATGGAAAGACAAGAACCCTGGCAAGAAAGCCCCATCCTTGGGAGCCCTAAAGAAGGTATTCAGAAGAGGTGCTGGAGCCTACTCAACAAGCTTCAGACCAACCATTGGTGGTGGAAAGCCAAACTCTAGGAATGCCTGGGCATTGGCTAGGGTGAACAAGTTTCTGCTCATGGCAGGTGGTGGTAAGGTGAAGGAATCCTACCGCCAGGCTGACGGCGACCTGCTTTGACATAACCTGGGCATTTATGCCCCTGCCCCTACCTAGTGGTGATGAGTCCGAACAGGACTTTGTTTCTCGATTCATGGGAGATGAAGAAGCCATAAGCAAGTTCCCAGATGAAACCCAGCGGTCTGCTGTAGCATACAATACCTACAGGGATGAGGAAGAAATGGAATGTGGGGATGAGGAAATGGAAGCAAATGATTTTGGTGGAGTAAGCATTCTTGAGATTGGTGAGGCCAAAGGGCATGATTTGTTTGTGGACAAACTAAGCCTGGAGAAGGCAATGGACATCATGAAACAGGCTCCCAATGGAGTTAAGGTCAAGATGAACCACGGCTCTGGATTGGATGCAGTCGTGGGCTTTGCAAGGAATGCCAGGATTGAGGGCAACAAGCTTATTGCAGACCTAAAGCTTTTGAAGAGTAGCCAGCACTATGGATTGATTAAAGAGATGGCAGATGAGGCTCCAGACCAGTTTGGAATCTCCCTGGCATTTGTGAATGAGAGTGAATCAATCAATGGCAAGGACTACATCAGACCCCAAAGCATTGCCTCTGCTGACCTGGTCTCTAGCCCAGCGGCAACCAATGGACTTTTTGAAGAGGTTGTAAAATTTATGCAAAAATTCGGCTATGTGGCCGGAGGAAAGCCAATCCCCATTGACCTGCCCAATGCAGTTGTTGAAGGTGATGGTTTGACAAAACAAGGAGAAGCAATGGAAAATAAAGAAGGTTATGACTATAAAAAGGATATGGATGAAATTAAAGTTCGCCTATCCGCCCTTGAGGATTCTATGAAGCCCAAGGATGAAGTGAAAAAAGACGAAGTAGTTAAGGACGACACCAAGAAAGAGGAAGTTGTCCAGGCTCAAGAAGCCCCCACTATTGTTGTTGAAAAAGAAGACGAAGAGGAAAAGGAAGATGAATCTGAGATGTCAGAAGTTGTTAAAAAAGTTCTGACCCAGTTTGGCATCAAGCCCATTCCTGCGTCACCCGCTGTTGAGGTTGCTCTTGAAAAGAAAGAGGAGCCCAAGAACTTTGAAGCACTTGTTTCTGCTCATGCAGAATATAAGACTTCGAAGCTGAAGGCCATGAAGGCCGTCATGCTTTCAAACCCCAAAGAATATGCTGAGGCTCTTAGCCGTGGCATTAAGAACATCTAACAAAAGGATAAATAGAAAATGAGTACTCAAATTGATAATGGGTATCGGACTTTCTCAACATCGTCCGCTATCTCTGCTTATCGCATGGTTCAGCCTTCTACCGTCACTGCTGGTGGCGTTGATGTGGCTGTTACTGGTGCAACCAAAGCTATTGGTTCAACCCTTGAGGATGTAGCGGCTGGCGGTTATGTGACCGTCAAGCTCTTTCATCCTACGTTCTTCGCAACCGTCAGTGGCGTGGCCGCTGTGGGTGATGTGATGAAATTCGATGCCGCTGGCCAGGTTACGACCTTGGCGGCAAACCTTGCTACTGCTGGAATTGCATTGGAAGCCGCTACTGCGACTTCTGCTGTAATTGAAATTGCAGTGCCAATGTACTAACCCATAACCAAGAAAGAATAATAATACAATGAGTTTTATTTCTGGTGGCACAACCATTCGTGCTGATATCAACCAAGCGTTGATTGAGGCTCCTAATGCTGAAACTGGCTTGATTGGAGCAGAGGTTCTGCCTTTGCTTCCTGTCTCTGCAAAGAGCGGCCAATATCTCAAAGTTCAGCTTGCACAAGCTGACCTGTTGAACAATGATTCTAAACCCCGTGGAGCCTCTTCTGACTACGCCCGTGCTGTTCGTGCGTTTGGGACTGACACCTACGACACGATCGAGTATGGCCTCGAGGAGCTAATCGATGACGGTTTTCGCGCAGATGCTGACAGGTTTTTTGATCTCGAAGCATCGTCTGCCCGCTTCCTCCTCCGCCAAATCAAACTTGGCCATGAGAAGCGTGTAAGCGACATTCTGTTTGCTGGCACAACCCCATTCACAACTGCTGACCAGAGTGCAATCTCTGCCTACACCAATGCGAATCTTTCCAACATTGATGTGGCTGGTGACATTGCAAATGCTCGTACTGAGTTGAACAAACTTGGATATGAAGCAAATACAATCATCATGTCTGCCCCTGTGTTTGAGCGTATCCGCCGCACAACCAAACTCCAGAACCAGTTCTTTGGTGTTGTTTCTGACACCAAGGGCCGTCTCCTGGCTGAAGCTGAAATCGCCGCCGCCCTTGGGGTTGAGCGGGTTTTGGTTGGTCGGGCCGCAATCAACTCTGCTAACAAGAACAAAGCCTACTCTGGTGGGTTCATTGTTCCCAATACGCAGATCATTGTTGCCAATGTGCAGAGTGGTCAGTTCACTGCTGGTGGAATTGGTCGTACCCTGGTGTGGTCGGCTGATGCCCCTGGTGGTTTTGTTTCTGAAAGCTATCGTGATGAAGCCCGTCGCTCCAACGTTCTCCGTGTTCGCATGAACACCAGTGAGAAACTGATTGATGCTAATGCGGCCGTCCGCATCACCACAAGCTTCGCCTAAAGACTGCTGTTGGTGTGTTCCTTGTGGGGGCTGGAGGGATAAAACCTTCCAGCCCCTACTTTTTTGACAACACCATAACCATATTATGGCAGACCCAACAACATCATCTGTTTATTACGATCAACTTTCCCACGCCGCTAGACCCGGCACAAGGTATGTGGTCACAACTGGAACAGCAATCACAACTCCCAATGAGTTCGCTGGGATTTATGTGGTTTCAGACGCAAAGTTCGCAAGCATCTCCTCTGCTGTAACTGGCTTTTCGAGCCTTGCTAATGCTACTGCGGCCTCTGCCTCTACCATTAACGCAGGGATTTATCTTGCTGGCACTTGCACAGCATTCTCTATTCATAGCGGAATTGTTCTTGGCATCGGTGACTAAAAGTCGGTAAGGTAAATCCTTATGATGATTAATGGTGGCATTCGGATTGGTGGCCTTAGTGTGTCTGGATATGATGCAGATGCCGCCGCTTACTTCGAGAGGGCTGGCGTTACGGATGCTACAGCCAAAGGACAAATCAATGCGTTTGTGAAGGGCATAAAGGATTTGGGTCTTTATAATAATATGGTTTCTTGGCCTCTTCGCTCTTCTCAAAACGCTGGAACTGGATCGGTTGCATATGGCTTGGGTGGATTGGGGACTTATGATGGGACGCTTGCCAATAGCCCGACTTGGGGTGTAGATGGCGTTACATTTTCACCCACAAATTCTTGTTTGCGATTTGAATACTTCCTATCAACTGGAAGCCACACTATTTTTGCCGTTGGTCTCAATAACACAACGATCAATAATTCCATAGTCTTTAGAGTATCAAACACAGATAATAATTTCCATTTCTGGCAAAGGAGAAATGGGGGGTTTGCCACCTCGTTTTCACCTAATACAGATTTAAACGGGTACATAAATGGAGCAATTACGAATACAGCAAACGCAAATGTTTACAATTCATTTGGAGCAACTACCACAAGGAATTTTGGAACTGGCACAGCTCACGGTGGCCCTGCATTTTTTGGTGATCTCGCAAATTCTGCACAATGGGGAAGCGTTGGTTCTTTTGCCTCAATTTTTAATGCGACACTAACAACTGCACAAATACTTGCCCTACATAACCTATTGAAAACAACACTTTGCCAAGGGCTAGGATTGCCATAATTAAAAAATAGAAATCCTACTGAAATCCTAAATGAAACACGACATTTCAATTTATCTTATAGCTGGAAATGAAGAAGCCTATATTGCCAGGTGCTTGGAGTCGTTTAAGCCAATGGCAGAAGAGTTTGTTGTTTGCATCTCTAGGGGGAGCCTTGAGGCAGACAAAACAGAAGAGATTGCACTGGCTCACAGTGCTAGAATTGTTCATTATAAAAATAAAAACAATAACTGGAATCATGTAGATGATTTTGCCTCTGCCAGGAATACTGCCCTGGAGGCTTGCAAAAATGAGTGGGCTTTGTGGGTGGATGCTGATGATGTGATGCAACCAGGGGCAGAATCCCTGGTGGATAATGCCATTGAAGAGGCAAACAAAAGAGGGGCAGATTTAGTTGCATTCAGATACGATGTTCAGAATGCTGGACTTATACCATTAAGAGAAATGGCCAGCAGAAAGGGCAAATGCAAATGGAAGAACAGGGTTCATGAAGCTTTGATTGCCAATGAGCCAGATAAACTTTTTGGTGTGGACAAGGTAGTTAGGGTTCACAAGCCACATGGATATAAAAAAGCATCAGCAGACAGAAACCTTACAATCTTAAAAGACACCCTGGAGCCAGCCCCCAACTCTCTATACTATACCCAGCAAGAGCATTTCCTTTCCATGAACTGGGAGAAGTGCCTGGAGTTTGGTGAAATGGCCTTAATGTTCAAAGACCTTGAGGACACATTAAGATATGATGTTCTTTGCAATATGGGCAGATGTGCAAAGCCAGAGAACAGGCTGAAATATCTTGGACAGGCAATTACACTCCAGCCAGACAGAAGAGAGGCACACTACTGGACAGCATTGGAATATGCTGGAAGAGGTCAATGGATTAAGGCTTGGGGTTCAGCCAGGGCGGCCATGAGCCTACCAAGACCATCCTCACACTACTGGAACCAGGTTGAGGCAATCTATGGCTGGCAATCAATGGACTTATATGAGACTGCTTCGGCTTGTGTTGGGAAGGCTGATGAGGTTGCCAAGATGAAAAAGTTAAAGCCAGCCCCAAGAATCACAATGGTTCATGCAACTAGGGGAAGGCCACAAGTTGCCTGGCAGAGGAGATTCCAGTGGCTCTCATTGGCTGAGAAGCCCCTGGAGGTTGAGTGGCTTTTCATGGTAGATCATGACGACTCCACTGATTACACGCCCCACCAGGCTATTAGATGCAATCCTGGTGGCATTATCAATGCCTGGAACCAGGGGGCAAAACTGGCCAATTCAGACATCATTGTGCAGATGTCCGATGATTGGGCTCCACCAAGGCACTGGGATGCCTCTATTTGCTCTTTAATTGGCTCTAAAACCATTGATCAAGTCTTGGCAGTATCAGATGGCTACAGGTCAGACAACCTACTCTGCATGGCCATTCTAAACAAAAAGAGGCTTGAAACCCAGGGTGGATGGCTATTCCATCCAGACTACCAGGAGTCCGATGGTTTGTATTCCGACAATGAGTTCACAGAAAGAGCCTATGCCGACCAGGTTGTTATTGAGGCAAAGGATTTGAAGTTCAATCATGAGAACCCAATCCACACTGGCAAAGAAGCAGACCAGCAACTTGTTCATCACAATCAGCCAAAGTTTTACGAGAAAGGAAAAGCAATATATGAAAAACGCAAAGCAAATAATTGGATGTAGAAAATCCAAGAAGGGTGAGAACACCAAGGGGCTTGGTATAATTAAATTTGGGAAGTTTAGCATAGACAAAACAAAGTATGTGCTAGTCGATATTACCTATGATGAGAAGGCAGGGAGGGAATTGTATGAGGCTGGGATGCTTGCCTTAAAACATGACCCAGAAGCTGTGATTGAGTACGCAATCAAAAAAGCATTAGCGGAAGCGGCAAAATGCAAGAAGTAACCATTCATGATTCATTTGGCAAAGCCCTTGCCAAGTATAGTGAGGGACTAGATGTTGGCCTGGAGATTGGTGGTGGAACTGGTGATGGCTCCACTCAATGCATTAGGACAAAAAGGCTATTCAGCATTGAGAACCACCCAGATCGCATTGGTAGGCATTCAATGAACTTATCTGCAAGAGGTGGTGTTGCCATCAATGGCACAGCAACCCTATCAAAGTTCTGGATGAACAAGAACGACATTGAGGAGTTTTATCGAACTACAAAAACAAGCCTCAATCAGTATCCCCTTGAAACAATTCTGGGCTGGCATAATGTTTGCCTGGAAACTGCCTTCCCCTATTCAACCAACGCAATTGAGGATATCCACTTTGAGCATAATGTAGATTTTAACTTTGTGTTGATAGATGGTTGCGAGTTTTCTGGGGAGGCAGAACTTCGATGCGTAAGGCCATTCTTGGCAGAGAAAGCAATCATAGCCTTGGATGATATTAACGCCATGAAGAATTGGGCGAATTACCACAAGCTAAAGGGATTTGGAAAATTGCTCTGGGAGGATTGGTATGTTCGGAATGGAGCCGCCATATTTCAACTATGATTAAGGGAATAATTACATCAGAATCCCCTCAAATCCATTGGGAGCATCTCAAGGTAGCTGGTGGCAGGGTGCTTGACTTGGGGTGTGCATTCTGGACTCAAGCAGAGAGGGAGGAGGGAAATGGAACAACAAAGCATTTCTTGTCTCAAAAGCCAGAATTTTACATGGGTGTGGACATCAACCAGGGAGACATTACAGCCCTTTCACAGCAATACCCACAAGGTAAGTTCCTATGTGAAAAGGCAGACTCAGCCTTTCAAATGGATTCCTGGATAACCGAAAATTCAATTACCCATGTTAAATGTGATATTGAAGGAGATGAAGCCCATCTCTTGCAAATTGGGAATGTTCACAATCTAAAAGAAATTGCCATCGAGCTACACTACTCAGACCGTTGGCTTGAGGAATTTAAGGATTGGTTCAAGTCTATTGGCTTTGAATGCTACAGACATGACTCAGTTTCTTTTTGCTCAGAAATCAGTGTTATCTATGGCAGACTAAAATGCTGACAATCTTCACCATTGTTCTCAATGGGATGCCCTACATCAACAGGCATCTTAATGAGTTCAAGAAACTGAAGATTCCTTGGCAGTGGAAAATTGTCGAGGGAGTGAGCGAGCCTCTAGGATGCACCCGCTGGTGCAAGCAAGTTCCCGACAAGTGGCACAAAGATTTCAAGAGCATAGACGGAACACACGAATACCTTGAGAGCATCCAAGGCGGGAAGGTTGCAGTCTATTCGCAAGACAAGGCATTCAACGGAAAGCTAGAGATGATTAAGCAAGCCCTACAAGGAGTCGATTCTGGGGTTGTTATCGAGGTGGACGCTGACGAGATGTGGAGGGCAGATCAGATCGAAAAGATTTACGAGTGCCTCAAGGGGGCAGAGGATGGGGCAACGATGCAATTCCATTGTAACTTCTTTGTTGGGGAGAATAAAAAGATAGTTACTAGAGAAGGATATAGTTCTAGCTGGTATGAATGGATGAGAGCATGGAAGTGGGGAAAGAATGTCTGCTTCACAAGCCATGAGCCACCACAGCTAAATATAAGGGCTAGATTAGTCCCAAGGGGAGTGACAGAAACTTGGGGACTAGTATTCAACCACTATGCCTACGCCACTCTAAAGCAAGTTGAGTTTAAGGAAGATTTCTATGGCTACGTGGGGCTGGTGGATGGGTGGAAAGAATTGCAAAAGACAATCGGTCCGGTTCGGCTAAATCAATTCTTCAATCACATTCAAGATAAGAGCGTGGCCGATGATGCGTAGGCCAAAGCTTTTCTTGTGTGGTCTGGCTAGGAATTGCGCAAGATCACTCCTGTCTAACATCCCATCCATTTTATCTCTGCAACATAATTGGGATTTATATGGAGCAATACTAGAAAACGACAGCACAGACGATACGCCAAAGATTCTGCAAGCCCTATCGAAGCTATGCCCATCTATTCAAATCCACAACCCAACCCCAGAAGAGGGAATGACCAGGTATGAAAGAATGGCCTATCTACGAAACGAAGCCCTTATGATTGCAGAGGCAAATCAACCAGACTGGATATGTGTTGCTGATCTGGACTTGTTTCAATTTATTGGACTAGAAACCTATGCCCCACAAAACAACGCCGAGGCAATTATGGGGCTTATGCCAAAGAAGTATGTTCCCTGGCATCCAGGCGAGGCAATCCAGTATATGGATAGGGATTGGGTATATTATGACCTATTGGCAGTAGAGTTTAAGGATGGAACAAGACCCCATTGGGTTGGGGATATGCAATATCCAGATACAAAAGATGAGTTCAAGAAGGCAACCAAAAGCTCGGTTGGTGAGGCCATGTTTGCTAATTCAGCTTTTGGAGGGATGGCTTTCTACAAGGCCGATAAGATAAGGGGAATTAAATATACTGGAACAGATTGCGAGCATATTGCATTTAATAAGCAGATTGGTGGTATATATATAACAGACAAGATAAAGGGCATATACTTCCCTCAAGATTGACAGGGGTTGTGGGGTGTGGGCGGCTTAATCCAAACTTCCTATTTCAGTGCAGACTTGAACTATATGATAACAGACCTGTGGCAATCTGTCACTGGTCTTGGTTCAAATGCTGTTTCTGCCAGCGTAACAGACCTGGCTGTGTCATCTGAATTAGATGTTGGTGGAGATGTTTTTAGAATTACACAGAGTGCAGTTGTCTGTGCATCCATGATTTCTGCCCCTGTCATTGGGAGCCTTTGCACGGTATCTGGAATTGAAAGGATGATTGCTGGATTCTCACAATCCACAGACGGCCTTTCCTATACAATAGACCTGGCAGAGATTACAACTTAAAGCCATGGCATCTATTGAAAGAGAGGTTGAGAATGGGCTTCTCAATGCTGTCTCTGCTGTAACTGGATTGAATGCCTATACAAGTGAAAGAGGAGAGGCAAGATTGCTCCCCAACATGGTGGCACAAGCCCAGATTGGAAGTGAGATTCTCGGCCCATTCACTGGTGTTTTTAGTGTCCCAGCAACCATTACCTATACAGCTAGGGCTGATTCCACTACCAGGGTGGCATTCGATGCCAAGTTCCAGGACATCATGAACCAGCTTTACAGGGCTCCAGACCTGCCAACTTACATGACAAATGTTTCAAGCATCTCTGTCTATGTTGCCAAAGTAACAAGTGAAAGCCCACAGATCATTTCCCAGAATAGAACTTGGTCAAAAACAATCACCCTGGACATAAGTGCAACAGCTAAAAAATGAGCCAATCAATCCAGCTTAACCTAGAGAATGCCATTGCAAGCATTCTTTCCAGCGTATCCAATGTTAATGTTTATACTGCCAATCGTGTTGGTGGTAGGCTTTTCCCATATATAACCATCCAGGCATCTATAAACTCCCAGCTTTTGGGGAACTATACTGGTGTCTATGATTTGAATGTTCTGGTGAACTACTCAGACACTGCGGTTAAAATCACCCAAGAGGACTTTGATTCAAAGTATTGCGACATATTCAATGCATTCTATGAACAAACACCAACCCTGGTGGTTAAGATTCAGAATGTAATATCAAGCACAAAGGTATTCATGGCCAGGATTGTAAGCCAGACCCCATCCATAAGAACAGATAAGGATGCATGGCAAAGAGGTTTAACATTGAATGTGTTTGCAACACCACAATGATTGCTATTTTGCTCATCTCTATTTCTTTTGTTTTTTGCTCATGCTCTCCAGTTGAGATGCAAGGAGACAATCACCCCACCAAATACCCAAACACCCCAACCATGGGAGATGCTGACAGGGCTGGAACCTTATGAGTTCTGAGGTTGATTGGTCAAAAGTATCCGATGAGGAGAAGATTGGGGCATTATCTTATCTTTTTGATGAGGGATTTATTGAGGCTTACCAAGATGAAAGTGGTGAATGGTTCATTAGAGTCACAGATGCAGGTTCAGAACTATGAGTGAAAATGACTCCAGTGAAATAAAGGAGCGCCTGGCCAGGATGGAAGAACGCCAAAAGAACATTGGAGCCATGCTTGAAATCAGTCTTTCCAGGTATGCAGACCTTGTGAACAGAGTAAATGCCCTGGAGATTCTGAAGCACAGAATGCTTGGAATGGTTGCTGTATGTGGATTCCTATTCACTATTGGATGGGAAATAATTAAATCAAAATTTCTTACTAAACCCTAACTTGACATAAAGGAGACATTACTATGCCCGCAACGACTATTGGACAAGCCGGACTTGTATTCGGTGCAACCACTGAAGGAATTGGATTGGTTCAAAGCTTCAGTGAAACACGCAATGTTGAGAAAAGTGAAATTCGCGATCGGACTGGCGACATCGTTGGTATTGCATATTACAATGCAACCACTGGATATAGCCTATCTGTTGCTGTAACTGGTGCTTATAATGTGACCGCTGGAGCCGCCTTGGCCGCCCTTGCTAATGCAACCACAGCGGTTGGTACTGGCTCCCTCCGCATTGATTCCATAACAATTAACAAGAGCAATGATGCCTTTGTTACCCTGGACATCAGTGCTACTGGATACCCTAACGTAAGTTAATAAGAATACTGGGTTCAATCCCCAGATCATGAAATCCTAAAATGGAAGGCCATACTTACTGGGGAACCACAAATCTCAAAGTTGCATCTGCTGTTGCGGCTTTTGGTGCAAAGCCTAGACCTGTTGACCCTATAACCAGGGTAATTAGAGATGGACAGCAACAAGTAACATTTTGGTTCATATCTGATGGCAATGGAGACATTGCAAGGAATGAAATGGAAAGAACCTGGGCAGATATGCAGTCTGACCAGGAATCACCCATTAGATATGTTAGGGCGGCTCTCGAAAATCGTGAGACACTTCTTGGTCTTGTGAAGCGTGCAGAGCCGATTAGAATTATCCAGATAGGTGGGCAAACCCTCATGGTGCCGGAGAATGCCAGCCCAGAAAGAAAGAAGGCACTTTTAAGGCATATATGAACGACATCCTAGAAGAAGCATTAGAGTCAGCCTTTGTGGCTCCACAAAAGCAGTTTAAGGGTGAAACCCTTGCACCATATACAGAAGGCTCAAGGCTTCTGATGATACAGGCCAGGAGTGATGAGGACTCAACCCCATTCTTTGTTTGGGCTTTTGTGTTCCTTCATATTCAGCTTCAGAAGAACAGAAAAGAAGCAATAAGGCTTTGCTGGAATAAGGAACTATTCAGAGAATCTATTCTTGATTGGATTGCAGATAAGACAGAATCAGACAGAGAGAGTGCAAGCAGTCTCGTTGCGTCCATTCTTGATGAGGCAAACAGGGGGCAGGTTGAGCCTATCCCAACCCCAGGGGCAACAATCCAGGGAAACTAACACCGCCAACTGGAATAGCGGCATCTGTATTCTCGTTGGCACAAAGAACAGGCTGGAATATTGACTATATTATGTGGGAACTTCCAATGAGCTTATTTCACCAGGCCAACCATGTTCACCTGTGGATGTCTGGAGTTAAGTTGAGAAGGAGGGGCTATTTGGAGACTTCAAGCATTAAAGACCTTGAAAAACAATTAGGCTTATGAGCTTCAAACTAGATACCAGACAATTTGAAAGAAGGCTGGAGCAGTATGTTCCCCTGGCCAGAAAAGATATAACCAATGAGCTTAATAGGCGTTCTGCCAACATCCTCATGAAGGCCATTGCAAATACAGAAAAGGCCAGCCTGGGAGCCCTTAGATCATTATTCTCTAGGAATGCTACGGTTATGAGGGCAAGGACAAACAAGAAAACAGGAGTAACAAGGATTACAAAGCCAAGGCAAAAGGTTGTGCATGGAACCATGGATGGCTACAGAATAGCCAACTATAGAAGGAACATAAGACTAGGCAGAAGGCCAACTGGCAATCCTCCTGGGGGTGGGTTAGGTGGTGCTTCAATGAAGGCATATATAAGGAAAACATTCAAAGCCCTGGGCAGTGCGGTTGGGTATTTGAAGTCTGGATGGTTGCCAGCATTAAGAGTTTTTAAGCAGTCTGGAGGGGCAAAGGATTCTGCAAAATTAAGGGGCAAAAAGGGAACAGCAAGCTTTGGTGGAGGCACAAGGGCAACCCCTGCTGAAACAATTAGGACTTACTTTTATTCCACAGCCAATCCCAGGACATTTGCAAAGGGGCCGGTGTCTATTGAAACCAGGCTAAATTCAGCACTACAAAAGGCAGTAGATGAAGAGACAGAGGACATGATGGTTTATATATTCAGAAAAATACAGGAGAGGGCTGACAAAAGCCTAATGTCATGAAGAAGATTGCAGAAGGAGAGTTGATTGTCCACACGCAGAAGTCTGCCAAAAATGTAGATAGTCTCAGATCATACCTGGCAAGCCTTCGTGCTGAATCCCAGAGGGCAAGCGTAAGCATGGATGGTCTTGCTAAAAGCATACTACAGGCTGGGGCAAGGGGATTGACTTTAGGCAAGGTTATTAAAGGCTTGGCTGGTGCGGCTGGTTTTGGTGGCTTTGGGGTGGCCGCCTATCTTGCAATTGATAAAATGACTAGAGGGCTTGTTGATGCTCAAGAGGAGTCAGACAAGCTTGCAGAGACATTGAACAAAGCTGTTGGTGCAAAGGCTGGAGACAGCATCCAGGGAACCGTTCAGAAGATGCAGTCTCTCACAACTGCAATCAATGAAACCAAAGAGGCAATTGGTAAGCAGGGAGCAACCAACTCCATCGCTGCGTTCTTCTTCAATGATGATGCAGACAAAGCGGCCAAAGCATTTGTTAGAGCAGTAGAAACCAGGATTTCTCTTGGAGATAAGCTTACAAAACAAGAGGCAGAAAGAATTGCCCAGCAGAAAATCATCATGGACTTGGATGATGAAATGGCTGATGTGTTCAAGATCAACATTGAGACAAGGAAAAAGCTTGGAGAGATTGAGGCTAATGATGCACTTACTTCACAGCAAAAACTTGAACAGGCAAACCTTGCTAAAGAGGAACAGGCAGACAAGCTGAGAGCATTAAGACTCAAGAAGGAAAAGGAAGCTGATAAAAAAATCTTTGAGGAAAAGAAGAAGAATGATGAGGAGTCTGCAAGGGTTGCAATTAAAATTACAGATAGTCTGATTAAGCAAGAGGAGGCATTGTTTGATAAGGGTGCTAAAGATTTTAAGGATGCCCAAGAAGAGAAAATTAAAGCCGCTGAAGAGGCGAATAAACAGCTTGTAGATTCATCTAGGAAGGCAATTCAAACAATCGCAAGCCAAGATGAACAGGCACAAAAGAATACCCAAGAGACCATTAGTGGAGATATTGGGGTTCTAGAAGCCACTGCGGCAGGTCGTTCAGCTTTAGGCCAGGCTAGGAAAACGAGAAAGACAAAGACTTCACAAGAAGATTTTAGAGCTCAAGAAGCAATACTAGGCTCAGAGGCTGAGAGGCTTTCTAAGGCTGAAGGCAAAAGAGTAACCATGCAAGATGTTAGGGTGAGAATGGCAACCAGGGCGGCGGCCACAGAGATGCCAACCCTGGGGGAAAGACTTGCTGGAACAGCGGCTGGAATTGAGCCAGCACAAATAGCTAGAACCAGGGCAGAATCAGCAATGGCACAGAATAACCAGGGAGCCCCAGACATCATGAAGTCTATTGAAAAAATCCTTAATCAACTTTCATCTGCACCACTTGTGACATCTGGTGCTGGAGGTTCATAATGAGTGAGATTATTATAGGATCACCTATTTCTGGCGGAAAAGTCTTGCGAAGGCAAAACATTCAAAAAGACCTTAATGGACTAGAAACAATTACAGAAAACTATACAATCAGAACTGCTGATAGGGCAACAATTACTCCAGCAAAAGATACTCTTCACTCTGCATTCTCTACAGCAATTCCAACGTATTCTAGGATGGTAGTTGAAACAACCACACTTGATGAGACTGATGGAGGATTAACTACACTGACCGTAGTGTATGTTGGGCTTACTAGCTCAACTGGCTTGCCTCCAGCAATTGTTAGGCTTCTTCCTACTCCTGGTGCAGGAATATTCGGCCCAGCTATACTTATTGAAGCCGAGTACCTAACAGACAAGACAGAAACTCAATTCATGCAAGAGGGTTCTGGAGGGCAGATTGTGGAAGTTGGCATTATTCCTCCCTATGGAAGTGGCATTGCTATGCCTTCTGATATTAACGGCACAGCTATGCCAAGAAATCCAAGGGAGCCATTCAAATCGCAAACCGTTGGATCGGCATTTAATTATCATGGATATTTACAGCAAACTATTTCTAGTGAAAAGAGAGGCTTATTTCTTGTTGTTAGAGTAATTTTTGCAGAAGCTAAATCAGGCATAGTTGCAACAAGTTTTAGTCCATTCGCATGAGAGAGTCTCGTTTAACTGAATTAAAGGGCAACTGCCGTCTAGCCCTTGGCTTCTTTAATAGCATCATTAGAAGAATTGAATGCACCAAGCCTGTTGCTGGTTCTGGAATTACAATCAAAGAGCAAGATAATGGATTTGAAATTTCTAGTTCTGGTGGTGAATATAATGTAGTCACCCTGAATGTATGTAGCAATGGAACTCCAGATACCTTGCTTGTGCTTAGTCCAAAGGAGAATTGACACAACAGGACACTTAAATGGCTCAATCTCTAGATATTTATATTGATGTAACCAATGGTTCCCTAATTGCAAGGGGAGCGGCACGGCAAGGGGCATTGCCAATTCTGACGCGCAACGACTCCTATAATCTGCGAGTTCGACTACAAGAGAGAGATTCTGGTGGATTCCTTCGGGATTTAGACACAACTGGTTCCTCAGTTAAGTTGGGCATTGGTGGTATTGACGCTGACCCAACAGACGGCCAATTTAAGCTGGTTCTCAATAGTGTAACATCAAATGCCATTTCCTTTAACGCAACAACAACTCAAGTATATAATGCTATTTCTGGAATTGCTGGTGCTGGGGTTGGAGTAACGACCTATGGGAACGAACAATTTTCCTACCTAATCACTTCAGCAACTCTAAACACGGCTATGTCGTTTGGTGGTTCTGCCTTTACCCTTTTCCCGACTAGCTCGGTTCTTGTAAGTACCCGCAGATTCCCAGCCGCATCAGTTGCCGCCCAGCAAATTGTCCGCTTGGTTCGCAACCCCGCTGTTTATTCGGATACATTTGTTTCCTCTTCAACGGCTGGGGTTGTATCTCTGACCAAAATCCAAGATGGTTCTTCGACAAAGAATGAAACATATGATCTGGCAGTCGGGTCAGACGCAGAGGGAGGTTCGGTTGTTCTTAACTACGGGACTAACTCGACTACCGCTATCCCAATCGGAGCAACTGCGGCCAGCTTCCAAGAAGCCCTAACATCTATCACAGCGATTGGTAGTGGCAATATAAGCGTAGACCTTGGAAACAACTCTGGGAATTATTCTATCTCTTTTGTTCGAAGCCTTGGCCTAACCAACATCACAACCGCCCTCACTCTGGATGCAAGCGGAGTTATCTTTGGTTCGTTCTTGCAAACCACAGTAACAATGGCTACGGCAGAGCTTGATGAGCTTTTTGCAGAAACTGGTGCAGATACAATCACGCCCAAGCTTGAGGTTGAACTTACCCAAAGTGGAACACCCAAGACGGTTCTTCAAACTGATGTGACGGTTCGTCGTGATTTGATTACGACTGGTTCTGTCGTCCCAGCCGCTCAAGCCTCGTACTATACCAAGTCAGAAACAAACTCTTTATTTGTCGAGGATTCAGCGACAAATGTAGATGCAACAAGTAGGTCTTTAAGCGATGGAGCTATCATATCATACGACTACGCAAATCGCCAGTTAGTTGATAGCACAGGGACTTTTGCAGTTATAGATCACTCGGTTGGCCTTTCTCATCAGAGTACGTTGTTGGGATTCTATAATTCAGCACTTACCACAAAGCCATCTGGCGTAAACATAGTCTCTGGCCTAACAAACCTTGGCCTTCTTTCCTACACCCAGCCAACTTCACTTAATGTAGTTTCTGCACTCACTCAAACTGGGTTGCTTGTAAATAACAATACAACTACATTTGGAGTGTTCCCACTTTCCTCTAGGACACTTACAGCAGTAACTTATACCACATTTGGGCCAGTTCCATCCAATAATGTTATTTCTAAAACAGTTACAATTACTGGATGCCAACTGAATGACATTGTTTTGCTTGGGTTGCCCGCTGATATTGAGGAAGGACTTGCTTTTAGTGGTCATGTTGTTACTGCTGATCAAATTCATATTGATGCCCTAAATGTGACTGGAAGTGGAAAGACACAAAACGCAACAACATTCAGAGTCACCGTCATCGGATATTAACCCTGGGCTAATGCCCTGACGAAATCCTTATGGCTCAAGTTCTCCACGCTAGTGCAAGTGGTTATTTCCCTACTTGCATACAAACTGCCCCAGCAGATAAGAGCAATCTTGTCGGCGGTACATTAGAACAAATAATGGAATTATATTGGAGGGTAAAGGCTTGGAGGCTTGACTCTGTATCTGGAGGCGTGAATTTTGATTATGGTGAAAGTGGTGTAACTACTTTTACTTATACAGCATCACAGCAAACACTTGGCTCTGTTAATGCAACAAATGAAACAAATCTGGTGTGCAATCCAAGTCCACTTATTTCTGCAACTGCAAACTATTTATTTAGCTATTCTGGTGGTAGTGATAATCGATCACTTGAGGTAATGTTAAATGGTTTCCCCGGAGGTGGGGGTAGTAGGTTCTCCAAAGAAAATGAAATATATTATATGTCTTTTTTTTTCTTTATGATCTATGTTAGTACTCAAGTTACTCAATATCAGGTTGGCTCTGTCACAATAAATGGTCTTTCAGTTCCTCTATATGGATCTATAGACGGCCCGCCGCCAACAAACATTACTGGGAACATATCAGCATCAATATCTCCTATCGCATATTGGACTTATGCCCCTTGACACCCCCGCCCTTCTTATGGAACAACTACTAGCCTTCGTTCAGTCTCAAGATGTGTTTGCTTGGTTGGGTGCGTTGGTTGCCCTTCTAACTGCCGTGATTGCCGTGGCCTCTTTGATTCCTGGTGATGAGCCAGAGAACACCCTGCAAAAGGTTGTAGATTTCCTTTCCAAGTTTTCTAGGAAATAGCAATGTGGGAGGGCATTCTTGCCTCACTGGCTGGATTGATTGGCATTATAGTTTGGTGGACAAAAAATCGTGCAAAGACCCGCAGGGAAAGAGATGATGAAGAAATTGCCTACAAACGCCGTCTTCGAGACACGGAAGTGGATTCTTGGATTCATCGCAGGTAGTTTGATTTGCGGGTGTGCAACCACCCGCCCTTATGACCTTGGGCAAGTTCCCAACCAGGATTCAATCTCAGACTTCATCATGCGCTGGGACAAACTGGACAGAACCAAAGCGACCCAGCAAGAATACAGGGAATTATATGGGCAGACACTCAAAGCACTATCCAGGAGCCTAGAGGAGACAGAACGCTACAAGTCTAGGCTTGAGGCACAATGACCCTAAAGCAAGCGGCTGAACGCTCCAGGGGGCATATAGAGCGTTTGGAGCCCACCTTTGGAGCCAGGGTGGCTAAGTGGTATTCAGAGTTGCTGGACAAGAAAATCCCTGCACTTATCTATTGTTCAGTCAGAACACCAGAGGAACAGGAGGAACTTTTCTCTAGGGGCAGAACCAAGCCAGGAACCAAGGTGACCAATGCTAGGGGAACACCAGCACAGAGTCTGCACATTCATGGTAAGGCTATTGATGCCGTACCCTTGGCTCGTTCTTCTACTGGGGAATACTTCACAGCCTGGGATGATGAGCTTACCTATGGAGTCATGAGGAAAATAGGGGAGAAGCATGGCCTAAGATTCTTAGAATGGGAGACCCCACACTTTGAGGACGCCAATGTTTCTGGGTGGAGAGAGCTTGTTTTAATTCCAAAGAAAGAAGCCCAGAAAGCTGTGAACAAAAAAGCCTCCTCTATTGCTAAAAAGAATCCATGGTCTAGTCGTTGAGGATGACAAAGACCATTGCTATTGTGGCTGATAATCAATTTACTGCTAGTCACCTACAGCACCTTCAGCAAATAAAGGCAGTGGCGGCTGATATGATTGATGATAAATATCGCCGTGGCCAGGCACAGCATGGTGGGAATTTATGGGGAATGTCCACAGCAAGGATTGTTGAAGCTTCTCTCGAGGAGGCAACGGACCAGATGACATATCTTCTGACCCTTCGTCAGCAAATTAGAATCATCATGGAGCTTGCACATGAAGGCATGAAAGACGATTCAGTCTGTGCCACAACTGCCAGGGAGAATTGTAGGACAATCTGGTATGTTCTAACAGGTAGTGATGATGGCGCAAAAATTTAAGAAGTTCCTAGCAGTCTCATGTTCCCATGGCCACCTGGCTGATGCCAAGGCCACCAGGGCGGTGCTTGAGTTTAAGAAGAGATGGAAGCCAGACACCACCCTTCACCTTGGAGATGCCATCGACCTGGCCGCTTTTAGGGCTGGGGCAATGAGGTCTCCAGACTCAGCAGATAGAGCCGCCAGCATTGCAGAAGATTTCAATGCGGGGATAAACTTTTTAAGGTTATTAGAGCCAAATGTGTTTTTTGTAGGCAACCATGAGAATCGTGTTTATGAACACCAGTATTCTCCCAATGCAATCCTGGCTCATTGTGCCACCAGTTGCCTGGCTGACCTTCACCAGGTATGTAAAGATTTAAGGGCTGAGATTGTGCAGTATGACATCATGAAGGGCTGGAGAGAGTTTGGTGGCACATTGTTTGGGCATGGTTGGATGTTCAATGAGCACGCCGTTCGTGACCATGTGGAGATGATGAAGAAGCCCATTGTCATTGGGCATCTGCACAGGGTGGACAGGGCGGCTGGCAGAAGCATAGGGGCTCCAGTGGGCTGGACTATTGGATGCCTGGCCAATGTTGATTCAATGACCTATGCCAGGAGAAACAGAAGCATCACCAGGTGGCAACATGGAATAGCTTGGGGAGAATACAATGATCACGATTGCATTGTGAATGTTTTTTCACCAACCAGCAGTGGAGAGTGGAGGTTCCCAGTATGAAATCCAAAAATAAATCATGGGCAAAAATAGGATTCAAAGGGGAGTGGGCTCAGACACTCCATAAGTTTCTTTCTAAGCAACAAGATGATCTTCCTCCTGGCTGGCTCACAGCAGACAGCGCCTTAAAGAAGATGGGGCTGAGTGGTGCAGTGTGTAGCCAAAGAAATAAACTGCTCAAGAGAATGTGCGATGCTGGCTTTATAGAGAAAAAAGACTTCAGAATTTTTGATAGTTCTGGCAGAAGAATCACCCCAATCACTCACTATAAATTGATTAAGTCTCCATAAGTCACTGATGGTCAATGCAATCCTCCTGAAGAAAAACCATTGACAAACCCTCAACATATGTTAAGTTGTGGGTATGCAAGCAACAACAAACACCAACACTGAAGTGAGTGCAGTAAAAGCCACTCGCCCATTCACAATTCTTGTGGATGAAAATGTTTCTTACAGATTGCACATCATGGCAGACAGCTTGAAGGAGGCAAAAAAGATTGCCAAACAAATCAAGGATGGGGAGCAGATGGTTGCTGATTTTGTTGGAGGAGATGCCCCATCTTCTTATGGAGTTATCAAGGCAAAAGTTTGGTCTTTGAGCGTCTAACCCCCAACCAAGAAAGAAATAAATCCTATATGAACTGGACATACAATGACGGTGGCAGAAAAGAAGCTGGCTACAAGGGTGAAGCTAGGGACTGCGGTGCCAGGGCAGTGGCAATAGCATTGGAACTTCCCTACAGCATTGTTTGGGAAGAGATTTGGAGACTCATGAAGGATGAGCCCCTGGCCAAGAAGAGACAGGCTAAGATTGCAAGCAATGGGAAATATACCCCAGACACTGGAATCTTTCACCAGCATCTTAGGTCTTACCTAAAGTCAAAAGGCTGGAAGTGGGTTGCAACAATGGGCATTGGCACTGGATGCCAAACCCATTTGAAATCCAGTGAGCTTCCCAAGGGCAGAATTATATGCAGAGTTACCAGGCACTTCACCGCAGTAGTGGATGGAATTATAAATGATACCCATGACTGCACCAGGGCTGGAACCAGGTGCGTGTATGGCTATTACATCAAGGCTTAACCAAGAAAGGAACACATACAATGCAACCACTAGAAAAACCAGTAGCAAAAAGAAAGTTCAGTTCATCTTGTGATACCAAAGCAGATTTTTATAATCTGCTTATTGAGCTTCGAGATGGCTGTGAAGCAGACAAGAAAAAGTATGACCCAAATATGTATGAAACCATTGAGGAACAAAATGCCTTTTATAATGGCCAATGGTTTGCCTATGACTATCTGCTTAATGAATTGACCAAGTGTATTGATACTAAAAAATACTAGTCCAAAAAGTCATTGACACATTAACCACAAACCTTAAAACAAGAGAGGAACACAAATGAATATATTAAAAGCATACATCTTTATCACACTTGGAATGTTTATTGGAATGGGGGTTTATTCCTGGATTGAATTTTTGTCCAAATGATTATTGCAATTATCATCGGCATCTGCTCCATCTGCTTTGCTATTCTGATGAACAGAATAGGCAATGCCATCCAGCAACAGGAACAGCACAGGGAAAAGTTTGCCATGCTTGTTGCCCAGGAACTGCACAGGCTGGACTTGGCAATCAAGCATAACAATAAGATGATTGCCCAGGCAGAGGCAATGCTTGAGCCAGAACCCAAGTGGTGGGGTAGGAACTAAGGGCTAAATGAAATCCTCCAAAGCAAACAAGAAGTTTGAGTTTATGTGGAGGGTGCTTCATGGCCAGGAACTTGTTGCAGAATATAAGTTTCACCCCACCAGGAAGTGGAGGTTTGATTACTTCCACAAGTCTGGTGTGGCCATTGAGCTTGAGGGCGGTGTCTATACAGGTGGACGGCATACCAGGGGAGCAGGGTTCCTTAAAGACATGGAGAAATATAATGAGGCCGCAAGCAGGGGCATCCTGGTATTCAGAGTTCCATCACACTCCATAACTTCTGAATGGCTCAAGCCCATCCAGGCAACCATCAGCAAGGGCGGCTCCATGGCATACAATGTTTTACTAAACAAAATAAAGGAGACAATAAAATGAGTGAAGAACTACCAACATTCTGGCATGAGGAGCCAGCCAATAAAAAGTTACCAGGTGAAACCACAGATGAATGGGTTGTAAGATTGTTTGGTGCTTTCCCAGATACTGAGTTTGATTCCAGAAATGACTTTAGAAGCTTGAATTTACCAGCAATTGGAAGCAGAGAAGATAGGGAGTCCCTTGGTGATAATGTTTATAGTGAACAACCAATAAAGAAAATCTTATGAGTGCATATTATGATGATAAGCATAACGCTACCCAGACAGACTCTTGGAAGAAAGCCGAATCTGATGAGCAGATTATGCAATCCAGGGCAGATGATTGGTGGGTTAAGAAAAACTTTGGAGAGAAAATAAAGATGACTGGTAATCTTATTTTTGCAAGAACGCCAGAGGATTTCCACAAGGAGATCGCTAGGCAAAACAAAAGAATAGCCGAGGGGCTACAATAAAGGAGAAACAACCAATGAATGAACTAGCAGTTACTAGCGGGAACGGAGTGCAAAACTATATGCGCCAGGCTACAGATGTAGCTGGTGTATGTAGGGAGATTGTAAGTGCCACAGCACAGAAGATTGGAACCAATAGATATGTGAGAGTGGAGGGCTGGCAATCCATAGCTGTTGCACATGGATGTGTAGCATCAGCAAGAGATGTTGAAAAACTAGAGGATGGCTACAGGTGCATCGGTGAGGTCAAGAGAATGGATAATGGCCAGGTTATATCCAGTGCAGAAGGATTCCTTGGCAATGATGAGCCCA